TGGCTCTATTGCGATTACGCGGGGACTTTTGAGCGTTTTCGGAACAAAGACTACCCTAACGGGTAATTCTTCGCTCCTTGGAACAATCGTTAGTTTTTCGAGCTCCTGTGACTCGAGAGGCGTACCCAAAGGGTAAGCATTCTCTAACACAGGAAAGTAAGGCTCGAGACGTTCGTTCCAATACTGCCAAGAGTATTTCTGGTTACCAGATATACCTTCAGCAGTTGCGCCAGGACCATGTCGAGGGACACATCTGGATGGATCAATGTCCACCAGCATATTGTCCCAGAGACAACGAGATACAGCCAAAAATTGACTGTGGCTCGCCTCTGGCAATGAAAACAACTCAAATGATCGCTCCGTTTCTTTGAAAGAAGAGAGCGCGTTTGCAAGCCTTTCGGGCGTGCATTCGAGCTCAACTTTCTTGAAGAGTAGGCAGATCTGCCTAACAGCTTCAACGATCGTTGAAAAATCCTTCTGTTCATTGAACATCCTCCCTGTCTCACGGTCAAAGATTTGACTGATCATACCCTGCAAAAACGCAGGGATTGATCGATTCTTTCGAAAACCTTGAAAGAATTTTGAGTCAATACTCCCGAGGCTAAGGCTCCTTTCGAAGTCTTGGCAAAATCGGGGGAGGGTTATCGTCAGAAACGAAAACCCTTCTTCTTTGACCCGCGTCCTTATAACTTCAAGGTCGCGAAAATCAGAGACATCAGCGATGCATTTGATGGTAGCGTCTGTATAGACGACTTCCATCAGCTTCAGATAGTCACTTACGTTGCTTTTCAAGCTGCCTCCAAATCTGGGGGTCGGCTTCAAGCCACTAGGTGTAATCCTAACGCCGATGCCACAAAGGGCAACGGCTAAACCGTTACCAACTGAATACGAATGGGTACCTTGAGTATAACCAGCAAGGAATTTACATTACTCACTAAGAGTTGTAAAGCCAAACTGGGATTGCTCGAGGATAAAGCAGCTGCTTGGGATTCAATTTCCTGTAGCAGCCCTGTGTATAGGCCGGGAAGTTTTTCTTTCTGCTGTTTAGGCATTAAGATTCCCTCCCATACAGCTTACCAATCGCGGTTGCGTCAAGCCAGGTTTTAAACCCGGTTATCAGGTTAACTGCGTCAGTCGATGTAAACCCGTAAACGGGTCTATCAAGGACGACGTAGAAAACAAGGTTATCATAGTCCTGGTCCGTTGAATCCAACGGATTTGTGACTATGGCCCTTTGCGTGATCCGAACCATAGAGCGAATTCGCTGTTTGGACTCGGAATGGGATATCTCAAATTGATATGTCCCATCTGCCAATTTGTAAGTACTGGATTCTCCAGAACTCGCAGTTTTTGGCATCACTTTCGCAACAGAATTGACTGTAACGGTTTGTGGATCGGAAAACATAAGTGGTTGACCTCCTAAGCAATTGGGAGTTTGACCCTATGTAGTCGCATCGGATTCCCAACCCGAACGACATGTGATTCATAGGATAGATGATCCTGGAGAACTTCACCTTGGTGAAGTTCTAGTAATTCCGAGAGCGGCCAGGATCGCAAGTCTCGTGGGTGAAAAAGTATCCCACGAGAGGTCAAAACCATATGGGCTACCTGCTTCGCGACGCTGCTTCACATCGATTTGTCGAATGAAGCTACACGTCACATCACCAGTAATAAACGGTATCGTACAAGTAAGTACGAGCGTTCTTATCTGATGATGCATAACGTACAGGTATTGGGACACGACACCATCGAGAAGTTGTTCTTGTATCCGGTCTATCGACCGACCTACATTGAACCCCCAATCGATGAGCCATGTCCAAGGTGTTGCGCGCCAAATGTTACTTGGACTCACGCGAAGACCATACATCGTTAAATTACGACCTACGGTATTCCACGCCGAATTATAATTCGGATTGTTCAAGTCAAATTCAGGCTTATACCATTTGAACCGGCCAGACGAGGTAACTAGGGTTGATGAAACATCCCTAACTTCCCATCGCATTGGTCGACCCCCGGTAAACTGGGATTGCATAGCTTGCGAACCAGGGTAAACAACCCAATTCGTACCTTCTGCAATCTTCGTGTCTGAATTAATATTGGCAAGGGTCCTCCGATATACCTTCCACTTGTCGTTACCATGAGACATATCGCTCATGTACTTCGAGTGGTTCTGATATGCGTTGTAAAACTTTCGCATATCTGAGATAAACGGAGACCAACCAAATATTTGGTTGAGAAATGTTTCAGACGCCTCTCGAGGCGCCTGCTTCCAGGATTTTGATCGCCGGGCAATTCTATATGCCTACGACGAAACCCCGGAACCACCGGCTGCCAGAATAGCATCCCAAGCGAGATGCATTTCTTTGGCTGACCGTTTAAGCATATGTGGTATATCTCGCGATTCCGCGAGAGCCACATATCCGCTGGACATTTCAATCTTTGGCACGGTTCTTTCCCATGCCAATGGACCCCATGACGCAAGAGACGGTATCAAGGAATTTGTGGAGGCGGTCTTCAGAAGATTATTTGTATCCCACATGCTCCGATAAGGAACAGGCAGGGTACTATCTGAAGGCCATAGGGGCATAAAGCCACCTATATATTTGACGGGTCGATAACCTACGCCAGTGAAAAACTGGTTGTAGTTCAAACCGCCATATTCTCCATGTCCTTGAACACTGTCGTCAGAATAACCCGACGAGAGCTTAATTTTCGTAAACGGACCTCCGGAACGCCAAGGTGGGCCTTTGTGGACTTCGTCCGCACAGGACTCAGCCTTTCGGTACCAGATGTCAGTACTTGTGAAATCGTACCAACCGTCTGAATGGACGGGGGGACGCTTCCACGCACCATTGTCGAACATTAAATCATGTCCGCAATGGGTCACTCTAGGATTGAGTGGTACAATTCGTGAACGAACTCTCGTGCGGTCTATAGACGCCATAGCAAACCTCCATATGGGGCTTTCGATAAAAGTCAATAAGACTTTAATGCACTGCATTTCGAAAGCAAGTTTACTCCGGTATTTGCCGGAGCGTGAGAATAGAAAGTATTACCTTTCTATCTCTGAAGACAAGCATCGCTGCTTATCTAGAC